CAACCAATAGCAAGTCGTATCGCCGTGCCGATTCCTGTTTGCCACAGCGCAACCACCAGCGCCACCGCAACGATTGCTCCGAGCGCCCACTGAATCAGCGTCGCCCAAAATGGCACGATGTCTTTCACTCCCGCCACGGCTGTCGAGATCTGCGCAACCTCATGCAGGATGACAGCAGTGTCGCCTTTGATGACGACAGCCGCCGCCACGATTTCGGGCTGTGAAGAGTTCGCCACAATGAACGACGCACGCTCAGAGATTGAGTGTGCGGCGCTTGCGGCGACGCTTGCGCTGGAAGCGATCTCTTTCGTCGCCGAACAGCCCGCTGTGAGGGCGGCGAGGATTATCGCTTTGTGAACCATGCTTTGAGTTCGTTGAAGCCGTAGACCGAGCCCGCAAGCCAACCAACCACCAATAGCAAAATGCCAAAGAAAGTAGTACCGAGAGCGTGAGAAAGAAATTCCATGTGTCCTCCATTATTTAAAGTTCATCCGATCAATCTTCAACGCCAACGCGGCGATGGTTTCCGTGTGTTTTTCGTCGATGGCTTGGCCGCGTATCACAGCCTTTTGCAATTCGAGAGCGACGATGCGCAGTTCCTGCGTGTCGCTTGCAATCCTTGTGAGGACAGCATCGCGGCGACCTAGGTCGATGGCGTAAAGCCCGAGCGCAATCAGGATGCTGACAAGTTGCCCGACCAGCACAGCCGTCTGTAGTGGCGTCAGGGATGGCTTCTTTGCGGGAGCCATTATGGGCATGTCCCGTCGATGGCGTTTGCGATCGTAAATGTGAAAATAATATTTGAGTTTGAAGATCGATTGACGAACATGTGCACATAAGTGCCATCGGCAATCGGTTGAAGCGTGTAGCCAGCAGGGATGTACGCGTGCGTGATGCCAGGGCCGTCTTGAGGGCCGCCTCCTTGTTGCAACGCCTCACATGTGTTGTAGGCGTAGTCGCCTGTGTTGGTGTAGGTGTAGGACGATCCGCTGACCAACTCAAATAGATCTGTCGCCCCGAGCGTGCCTTCAGCCCACTCATATTTCCATCTGCGATTCGCAATGATTGTGGTCGACGCTGTAATTTTTGCAATGAAGAATGGCTGACGATCTATGAATGCACTGGTCGAATCCGTGCGCGTGCGCTCGTTCGCCTTGGCTGAGATCTTGTTCCAGCCGCGAGTAGTCATTGGCCCGAAGCCGCTCCTGATGTTCGGCTTGAGATCCATTAGGTGCTCACGATTCCAAGCGCGGAGAATGCGGTTGTATCTGGGAACGGCTGTCGCCAAAAAACCACCGAAGCAGTTTCTACATTTGTTGCGCTGACTGGAGAGCCAGGAGTTGGTCGACTTGTCTTCACGCCTTTGAGATCCCGCATTGCTATCTGCCGCATGTGATAGAGAGTCGGGTCGTAGTTGAATTGATAGTTGATCTCATACACATTCGGGCCTGTTCGACTTGTGCTTGCGCCTGTAAAAACTAGAGTTCCTGTTGCGCAAGTGAATGTGTTTCCAGTCGCTCCAAATGTGAAAGACGCGCTATTCCTTTTACCCGCTATCGCCATGATCGTTGCATATTGAGGTCGACCATAGATCACATTTCTGATTGAGATACTTACGATCGGCAACAGAAACGAGATAGGTTCACCAGCAGAATCTGATTTTGTTCCACCAATGTCACTATCGTTTTGAGTTCCACCCGACGGTACTGTCGTGCCCGTGCGCCAAATGTCGATCGCCTCTTCGCGGATGTTGGTCTCGATCGATGTGAACCCGACCTCCGTCTCCGTCTTCACATCTGCCGTCACAATATTCACGCCGTCGCCCATTGTCGACTCGAAGGTGAATACGGCCGACCAAATCCTGTCCATGCCGTCGGACACTGGCGTGTATGTCGCCGATACAAAACGCATGTATGTCGCCATCGTCGTGTCGTCGCCCGCGCCAAAGACCTCGTATGTGCTCGCGCCTGATGCAATGTCATAGACATTGATGGCTTGATCAGTAGTGTCACGCACAAGATAATTTTGCGACCCGCTCCACTTGCCTCGGTCGTATGTTGCCGAGCGTGATTGCTTAATCCATGAAAGAACTATAGCCATTATGTTGTTGCTCCCATCGCATTGAGCGAGTCTGCGATTTCCTGCAAGATGTCGGTGTGCAACTCAGTTGCGTTCAGTTGTTGCTTTGCGATGTCCATTTGCTTCTCGATAGAGAAGTCGGTCGACCCGGCGACTTTGATTGATCCGATGGCGGTGCTTAGACCCTCAACATTTGAAGTGCCAGCGGCTTGCGCATTGAGTTCCGCTTCGGTCTCGGCGTAGGCTTTTCGGGCTTCGGCTAGATCGTTTTGTCCGTCAAGCGCCTGCTTGTTTGAGTCTTCACGAGACTTTTTATTTTCGGCGGCTATATCTTTTTCAAGATGCTGTTTTTCTCGCAGAGCGACCAGTGCGTCGTATGCCGCTTTGCCCTCGTCTTTTAAGTATTGAGGAATCGTTTTTAAATTTTGTATGCGCTCAAATTCAATGTCGCGCTCTGACATTGAAGCCTTGCGCAAATCATCTTTGATTTTCAGTATTTCTTGTTCTGAGGATACGCGTTGATCGTGGTAGAATTTTTTGACTTTTGCGTCTTCTTCGTCAAGTTTCTTTTGCTTGGCGGCAGATTCGTTTGCAATCCTGTCTACCAATTCTTTGTCGGCCGCCGCACGCATTGCGCGACCTTTGTCCAATTCTGCAATTTCTTTCTGTTTTTTTGCAAACTCTCCACGCGATCCTTCTTGCGCACTTTCTTGACCCATCGTGCCGCCTGTTAATGGATCAACAATTCCGCGAGCAATCATTTCACCAAGCGCGCCAGCGATTGGAAGATTCTTAGCAAACTCCGCAAAGGCATTGCCAACATGAACAAACGCATCTCCGAGACCTGTGAGCGTGCCGTCTTTGAATCCCTTTACTAATTCGTTTGCCATCTTTGCGCCCGCGTCAAGTGCTCCGATGATGCCAATCGAACCCAACAAATTGCCCGAAATAGATTTCAACTGCTTTGAATTTATCTTTTCAATACTGCCCGCAATACCGCTACCGCTTTTCTTTGCGGCATCTGCGGCGGCTTTCATGCTCTGCACAAATGGATGAGTATTTCCGTAAAGATCAACCGTCATCTTTCCTGTGACTGCCATTACTTAACTCCCATCTGTTGCTTTAGTTTTTTAATGGTGGCAAGCGGATCTGTCTTTGGCTTTTCGACATACGCCATAAAGTCCTGCGGCGTGAACGATCGGGATCGACTCGACCTGTGCGCGTTGGCGACAGTCGACGCGACGATGCCAGCGGCAAGGTCGCCGCGCTGGCGTGAGTCGAGGCATCCGACGATGCCCTGATATTCAATCCATTCTTGGAGTTCTCTAGAGGACATTCGATCTCCTAATTCAGCCACTGTCATTTTCAACTCAGCCGCAAGCGTGAACATGAACATGCGTATCCCGTTGCGGCTTCTCAGTTTTTTTCTAGTTCCTCAGCGTCCTTCGCCCCGAGACCCGATAGGCGCTGGCAGTGCTCATACAACTTGTCGATGACACTTGCGGGCATTGATCCAACCTGATCCATCTCGGCATCGCTAAACAATCGCACGCCAGTCTCGTTGTCTGTAATACATCGAACAACAAGACTGGCGCGAATGTTTTTCACACCCTTCTTCACATCTCTCTCCGAGTAGACATACTGCTCCCATTGATCCCGCTCGCCAGCCGTGAGGCCGCGAAGTGAGACGAGACCGTCAATGCCCGCAACCTTTACAGTCGCAGTCGGGATCTTGAGTGCAAGTAGTTGTTCTCTGATTGACATGCGTGCTCCTGATTAGGTGATGGTGATTGCGCCTGTGCATTGCAGACTGATGGACGCTGTGATGATTGCATCGGTCGATGCCTTGATCGAGTAGCCAGTGACGATTGCGCTTCCCGATATGGTCGAACCATCGCTTGATGCAATCGCAAATGTGTTGGATGTGCGGGCCGTGATCGCCGCCTTGATTGCGTCTTGACCTGTGTCTGCTCCGTTGGAATTCACATCGCAGGAAATTGTGCCTGGCGAAATGACGCCGGGCAGAAACGCCTTGGTTGTTGAACTTATAATTGTCGATTCAACCGCTGAAACGCTGAAGCCGTCATACGACAGAGAGGTGACTTCGCCTACAAGAACTGCGTTGTATGTAAGTGATGTTGTTCCTGAATTTGCTACAATTACTGCCATTTGTTTTTTCCTTTAGAGTGCTGGAGGTGAGGGATTAGTGACGAGAGTGATCGGTGCTGGTGTCGACGCGACATACCAAATTTTCACCGTGACACTGCATACGAACACGCCGTACTCAGTGCCTTCGCTACCCATGTCGTAGGCCATGTTTGAGCCGTCGATACGAATGTTTTGAATGACCATCGGGCTATTGCTCGCGGTCGCAAGCGATCCCGCAGAGTTGTACAGATCGACCCGCACATGGTCTGCAATGTTGGTCGCTTGCAACAGACTGGAACTGACGCAGTCAACTGTCAGAGTCGCAAGCCGCACGGTGTCGCCTGTGCCCATGATCGTCGGGTTGAGCGCGTCGTCGCTTTGCGATCCAACCACGATGAACGGCGCTGATGTTGTCGGCGGGGCGAATGATTGAAATATCTTTTGCGAACTGCCCACAGCCGTGATCACGGTTGTCGATTGTTGCAAGGCAAGGTGAATGGCTTCTACGAATTTCATCGTGCGGCCTTGTTCATTTCTTTTGCGATGCGAGCAAAGACCTTTTCAAGTCCGTAGCCGATGTCCTCGGTAAATTTGGCGTTGATTGTTGCGCCGTACATTTGGAAGAACTTGCGGAATACTTGCCAGCCTTGGTATGCGCGTGATGGATCTTTGTAGCGTCCGTGCTCAATAAGCCAAGAGTTTTGCGTCCTACCCCAAATGCGTGCCCACACAGTTGCCTTGTCCTTGCCGATTTCTTTTGGGATGATCTTGTGGCTGTAGATGTTGTGCGCAATGCGCTCGCGACTCTCTTTGATCGGATGCATCGGCTGATGCTTCTTGGCACGCCAGCGCCACGACTTCTGAGCCTCGGTCTGATTGTTGTCGTTTTTGCCTTTGTAAGTGCCGTACATGCCTGCAAGTTGTTCTCGTGGCTTAGTCAACGCCTTGACCTCGGCTTTGCGCAAGACCTTGTAGATGTCGTCGCTGTGCAACAATTTCATCTGATCAAGGAACTGATCCAAGCCCTTGATGATCTTGCCACTGCTTGACATTAGGAATCCACCTCTCGGCACTGCATTATCAGCGTGTGGCCCGCAGACTTGTAGTCGACGATGGAGACGATCTCGAATGTGGTGCTGATCGTCGTGCCTGTTGCCGCCGAACGGCTCAGGCTTGCGGTAAAGCGGTCGTAGTTGTTGATGCCAGGGTAAAAGTTTGTTGTGATCTGATGCGTGACGATCTGTTGAAGCGCCATGTGATTGGTCTTCTCCACCGCGCTTGAGTCTTTGATCTCGCCAAAGATCGTGTCGCCAGTCGTGTAGGTGTAGGTTGGCGTGCCAAAAGTGCCGAGCGCCTGCGTGCGAACTTTGATCACAAGCGGAGTGCGCATCATGCCGCTGTTCATTGGTACTCACCCGACTTGTATTGGGCGATGAGCGCCTTGATCGTGCCGGGAACTTCGTACTGTTGACCTGGTGCGAGCGTGGCTCGGTAGTCGTAGAGCGTCGAGCACTGCATCAAGATGGCGTGCTTGAGCGCGACAGGAATCGTAGTTGCACTAGAGCCGTGACCAGCGACATAGACAACCGTGACCACGCCAGCGCCGCCGCTGACGAGTGACGGCCATGATTTGCCGTCGAGTAATTGGATGCGTCCAATGCCGTTGTATGACTTCACCGTGTAGTCGGTTGACGCTGACATGGTCTGCGTGTTGCCGTCGGTGTCGACATATTGCACGCTCGTCACGCTGACGAGCGGCGAGCGCGGCAGTGCGATCTCGTAGGAGGAGCCGTTGTAGACCTCGCCGCTCGAGCCTTGCACTAGCGTGTTCTGTGGGAACGAGTCGTAGACCGATGTGAATGTCGTGTTGGGAATTGCGATGCCGCAATAGTTCTCGATCATTTGTCGGGCTGTAGTGATGATCGATGTCGACCCGCTGGTGCTGGCGGCTAGGTATGTGTCGTCTAGAGAGTGGAAAATTCTAAGATGCGCCTTGGCTTGCGCAGTCGAGATCGGCTCAAAACTCGGAGCGGTTGTGATCGTGGTGTTGACTCTCATGCGAATACCCTCATCGGTGTTGACGGTGCGGGGTCGAGGATCGGGAGTTCATCTAGTTGGTTTTGCGCTAAGTCGCCGCAGACGCGGAGGTTTGCGTGGTAGCGGGAGTCGCCATCAGCCGCGCCAATAAAATCGATGTCG